ACGGGGCGGGCAATGCGGTCGATCACGGCATTATCCACGGTCTGCCCGTCTGGCGGCTCCAGGGGGGCAGCAGTGCTGTCATTGTCGAGCCGACCGTCGGTGATATCGGTCTAGCCGTCTTTGCCAGCACGGACATATCGAACGTCAAGCGCGCGAAGGAACCGACCACGCCGGGCAGTTTCCGCCGGTTCGATTGGTCGGACGGGATTTATCTGGGTGGTCTGTTGAACGCCGCGCCGAGCCAGTTCGTGCGGATGGACGACGAGGGCGTGACGATCACCGCGGCCCCTGGTCTGCCGGTTACGTTCAACGCCGACAGCGTAGTCATCAACGCTGATACGGTCAGTATGTCCGGCGATCTGACCGTTGCGGGTAGCATAACGAGCGGGCCCGGCAGCACGTTCGATGGCGTCGCGTTCGACACGCACGTCCATTCGGGCGTTACAACGGGTGGCGGGTCGAGCGGGCCGCCTGTTTAGAGTTGCTGCCAGTGCGCGGCGACTTCCCCGCCTTCGCAAAGCTCGCAGCCCGGCAATCCGCAGTGATCTTGCCATTCTTCATCGCGCCAGTCATGACGGCCATCAATAAACCGTCGCAACTCACTTTCGCTAAACTCGGGTCGCCGATAATACGTCAGGTCGGCAAAAGCGACCAAGAGGCCCTCGGGGCTCATTTCCCGGTCAACCGGTCCGGCTTTGCACGTAATTTCGATACGCCATGTGTCGAACAATGATTTAGTGCTGAACGGGTCGTCCCCACCCGCCTGAAATGGGCCGTGCGCGAAGTCCATCCCGTCGATCCATGCAGCACGAATAGCCGTCCGTAGCTTTGCCTGAAGGCCGCGAACAGCGACGGCATGAGACGATATGTTCGGGTCCACGGTTAGAGCGCCTCACACTGGCCGGACCCGATCGTTACCCGTTCGTTGATCGTGGTCACGGTCGTTTCTAGCCGGCTGTTGAGCGTCACGGCGATCGTTCGGATGCCGTCCGTACTTGCCGCCGTATGGATCTCCGAGTCGGTCAGTTCCTCGTCGCGCGGCAAGGCCATGGTGGACAGCGAGGTCCGAACGATCATCTGGTCCGATTGGTCGTTGATCGTCATGCGGAACGACGGGCCCGGCGCGTCCGGTTCGACCACGCAGCCGACCAGACCGAAGCCGGGCAGTGCTGGCGGATCGGGGGCGCGTTCGGCTACGCACGCCGCGGTGAGTACGGCGAGTCCTACAAGACCAACGGTAAAATTAGCCATCTATCAGCTCCTTCACGGTTTCGCAGAATCGGGTCGCCGTTTCCGCGTCGAGCGCGTTACCATAGGCGCGCAGTCGTCCCACCCTGGCGGAAGCTCCATGAGCCAACGGGAATGAGCCGGATCGAGTTGCCCGCCACTTTCCATCCCGGCAGAACAGCCAGTCTTTAGCGTACCGTCGGCCGTCAGTCGCATCGGTCCCGATATCGCTGCAAAGTCCTGCAAGCGTTGCTGGTTTTTCGTTCCGTCTTCCCGCGTCATCACTACGGGCCGTGCGCTCCGATCGTTGCTTACCGAAGTCGTCGGCCAGCCCGACAACGGCTTGTTCGCGAAGCAGCCCGGAATCCGATCGTCCGGACAATTCCAGTCGGTCAGCCAAGCATCCTCCGGCAAATCCTGCTGTTTCTTGCTCGGATAGACCCGGCCCGCCGACTGGTCGCTGTCGTGACTGCGCGGACAGTTGGGGGTTTTCCATCCGACCAGCGGCGCGCAGCCCGGCAGTCCGCCCGCCCCCTGCGCGGGTCCCCCGTTCGGGCCGTCTTGCTGACATGGTGTCGGCCAGCCGCTCAAGGTCGCCGCATCCGTCATCGTCACGCCGCTGTTGAACGGCGCGTCCGATTTTCGATTGGCCGTCAGGTTCCCGGTACTCGCCGCGTCCCCCGCGGTAGTCGTCGGCCAGCCCGACAAAATAGAGTCGCTGGCGAATATGGTTTCCGCCCTCGTCGATATTTCCCGCGCCAGCCCAATCGGCAAAATCGCAAAGCATGGATCGAACGACGGGATCGACACAATCGTGAATGGCCCGGCGTAACCATTCGCCGCTTTGGGACTCTTGCCACTCCACGCCGATGCCCGCAGCGCACAGATCGGTCGCCCCGAAGGCGTAACCCGCTCCTTCCATGTCAGTCGATACAAGATCGAGCCAGCCGAGGCCGTCCTTGCTCGCAACTTGTTCGCCAAGGACAATTGGAGGGCGGCACTGCGAGATAAGCCAATGCCAGTGGGGCCATAGGTGCCGCTCGTCAGTAAACCCGCCTGCTCGGCCTGCCGCGCTGAAAGGCTGGCATGGGCAGCTGCCTGTCCAGATAGGCCGGTCGTCGCTAAATCCGGCCCGTCGCAGGGCGTGCGACCAGATTCCAATGCCGGCGAACATATGAACTTGGGTAAAACCGATAAGTTCTTCGGGTCTGACGTCACGGATATCTCTTTCGTCGACAACGCCCGGCGCGATCTGGCCAGCCGCTATAAGATTGCGCAGCCAGTGCGCGGCGTAGGGATCGTGTTCCCCGTAATAGGCGATCGACACGGCTAGCGCACCATGACCGACAGGACCAACACGACCCCCGGAATGATGATAACGAGCAGGGTCGCCGTTGCGATCGATACGGCAAAGCCCCGCCAGTCGCCCAGCGACCGGATGACCCGGCTCGGCGTCGGTCGGATCGGGTCGGTATATTGCATCTCGCGCAGGGCGTCCGGATGGCTGGCACGGTTGAAAGCCTCTAGGGCGTCACGATGGGGGTTGTTGGTCATTACAGTGCGCGCACTTCGACCGAAACAATCGTCACCATCGGGCCAGCCGTCAAATCTTCGTTGCGGCTGATGAGAGGCCGACCGATGTTGCGGCGATCCAAAACCGCATGATTTTCGGCAGTGACGAGGCTGCGCGTTTCGAACCGACGAACCTTGCCGCAGGCATAGGTCGTTATAACTTCATGGGTCTTCGGTGCGGCCAGTGCGGCGTTAATCAGGGTCATGGCGTCCATCGGTTGTCTCCTTGTTGATCCTGCTATACCGGCCATTGACCGTCCCGTCAATACCTTTCTTTCTATCAGTTCCGCCCGTATTGTTCGTCAATGGCCGCAACCTTCCTTCTAGACCGTGACGCGTGGGACGTGGCGCTCGATGCGTCGGGCAATATTGCCGTTGCGACCGAACCATATAGTCAAGTCCAAGATGCGGCCAGCGCGGTCCGTGTCTTTGAGGGTGAGGCTTACTATAATACGACCCTCGGCGTCCCGTACTGGACGGACGTTCTGGGCCGCGCGCAACCTTCGCAAATCATGCGGGCCCGAGCGCAGCAAGCCGCAATGACCGTCCCCGGCGTGATCGACGCAACCGCCGTACTGACCACGCTGCCGAACCGCACGCTCGGCGGGCAGATCCAGATAAAGACCGCTACGGGCGAGATAGGGATTACCATATGACCGAAGTCCCGCCCCCGTCCTTCGGCCCGTTCGGCTTTACGTCACCGGAAGAACTAGCGATCCTCGCGGGCGTCATGGCCGACATGAATCAAGCGTTCGGCGGAAACCTGAACCCGTCGCTAAGCACGCCGCAGGGCCAATGGGCGACCAGCCTTGCCGCCGTCATCGGCGCGTCGAACGACCTGTTCGTCGACTTTACGAACCAAGTCGATCCGGCGTTCGCGAACGGTCGGATGCAGGACGCGATTGCGCGCATCTATTACCTGACCCGCCGGGGCGCCACGCCGACGATCGTCACGGCCCGCTGTTCCGGTGCGACCGGCGTTAATCTCCCCAGCGGCTCCCTTGCGCGCGCGACGGACGGCACGATCTACGCGTCGCTATCCGGCGGCTTGATCGAGTCGATCGGTTACGTCGATCTACAATTTGCCGCCCTCACCCCGGGACCGCTGGACCTACCGATCGGGGCGCTCTCCACGATCTATCGGACAGTCCCCGGATGGGACAGCGTGACCAATCTGACCGCCGGTACGCCGGGACGTGACGAAGAGAGTCGCGAGCAGATGGAGGAACGGCGGGCGCTGTCCGTCGCGTCCAATGCGGCCGGCATCCTTCCGGCGGTGCGCGGATCGGTCCTGTCGGTGCCGACCGTGCAGGACGCTTATGTGACCGAGAACGAGACCGGCACGGCGGCGACTATCGGCGGCGTGCTGATCGCGGCCCATAGTCTGTTCGTCTGCGTGCAGGGCGGGTCGGACGCGGACGTTGCGCGAGCTATCTGGTTGAAAAAACCCCCCGGCTGCAATTACACCGGAACGACCAGTGTCGTCGTCGAAGATACGAATAGCGGCTATCTGACCCCGCCGACATATACCGTGAAGTTCGAGCGGGCCGCCGCCCTCGCCATCAATTTTGACGTGACGCTAGCGGCTGGTCCGGGCGTACCGGGCGACGCGGGGACTCTGGTCGAACAGGCCATTACGACACTCTTCCCGACGGTCGCGCGGATCGGCCAGTCCGTGTTCGCCTCGTCGTTCACTTGCGCCATTGCCGCGCTCGGACCGTGGGTGAAATTGCTGTCGATCGAGGTGAACGGCGCGGCCTTCCAGGCGGTCAATATCGACGAGATCCCCGCGCTCGGGACGATAACGGTTCTCGTCACATGACGGCTATTTTTCCCGTCGCGGTCGTTCCGCTGGGTGCCGTCGAGGACGTCCTTAACGCGGATATCGACCGGACGTTCTTCGACGTCAACGAGACGGTCCTGTCGCAATATGCGAACAGCCCGGTCATGCTGGCGGTGATCGCCAGTTTCTCGGCATGGCTGGATCTCGGCAACCCATTCAACCGCTTCTATAATCTGATCTGGAATATCGACACGGCGGTCGGTCACGGTCTGGACGTCTGGGGCCGCATCCTTGGCGTCGGACGGGTGCTGCAAGTTCCGTCGGGCGAATATATTGGGTTCGAGCAGCAACCCGAAGCCCAAACGTTCGGTCACGGCATATTGTTTCGCGGCATCAATCTGACGAACAGTGCGTCCTTGACCGACGACGCGTATCGCATCTTGCTCATGGCGAAGGCGGCGCTTAATATCACGGATGCGTCGATCCCGGCGATCAATCAGATTTTGTTGACGCTGTTCGGCGACGGGTATGTGCGGGACAATTTGGATATGACCATGACCTACGTCTTTTCGGCACCCCTCGATCCGGTTCAGACGTCTATCGTCTTTAATTCGGGCGTGTTGCCCCGTCCGTGCGGCGTGTCCGCCACCGTGGAGACTCCGTAATGAACCTGTCCGATATCCCCGCATGGTTCGTTAAACGGTTCGCCGCCGACGCGACTGGCACGTTCGTTCGGCCCATTCCGACCACATCGGCCGACCCGAACGCCGCATCCCTGTCGCTCGGCTTTCCGCCAAATACTTTCGCCGCGATCGGTGCGGGCGGCTCCCCTCAAGACGGGCGGGACGTCAACGGCATCTTGAACCAACTGTCCGCGTGGGCTCAATGGATGGGTGTAGGCGGCCCGACCCCGTGGGCGTCCACGATCAGCTCGGCGGCCGGCGGCTATCCGCTCGGCGCGGTCGTGCTGTCCGGTACGGTTACGGGTCGCCTCTATCAGTCGCAGGTTAACGCCAACGTGACCAACCCCGATACGGGCGGCGCGGGCTGGGTTATCCTCGTCGATAAGGCCGCCTCGCCTGCCGACATGATCGCCGGGACCAGCAACGAAACGGTCGTCACGCCCGCGCAGCTGGCAACCGCGGGCTATGACCGGGTGGTCGCGCAAAGCCTGATCGCCAACGGCGGGTTCCGTGTGTTTGCGAGCGGCTATAAGGAATGTTGGGGGACTCGAACCTATGCCGGGAATGGTTCCACGACCATAACTTACCCGATTACATTTACGTCCTTTTCCAATGCGACGGCTCAGGCCGCTTCGCTCATCGCGAACGCTCAGGATAATAACCCGGCAGTCTACGAGTGCAATCTGACGACCTGCCGCGTGTGGAATGCTGTCGATAACAGCCTGGCCGGTTTCTGGCAGGCAAAAGGAGTATAGTAATGAACGAACATGCCACATTGATTGCCGAAGCACTCGAGAAGGTCGAACAGACTCATCGGGCGCACGGCCGAGCAGTCGCCGCGCTGCACAAGCTAATGGCGGCTGCAGTGGTCGAATACGGCCCGCTGGTCGGTCTTGATGATAGGTTGGTTGCTCGGGCTGTGGCCCCCAAAGATCCCCCGCCGATCGATGCTTGATCTCGGGATCATCGTAACGGGCGCTGCTGTTCTTCTGGCCTACCATGGAGGGCGGGGAGCTTGGTTGCGGCGATTGTTGTTGATGTCATGGGCGGCAATGTTCGGGGTGTCTATCGTTGAGGCCCCCATGTCTGCCGTCGTATTTTTGATGATCGTCATGGACGGCCTTATCGCAGCTACGGCCCTCATCATAAGCACGCGCGATCCGGGACGTTATGATGCACGCGCGGTGGGGGCCGTTTCTATGGCCATGATGCCGGCACATTGGATAATGGCCGCAACGCACGGAGCCCCTAATTGGGCGCTTTACGCAGCCGCATGTAACGGGGGATTCGTTTTCCAATGCCTTGTCGCGGGAGGGTGGTTAAATGGGGTGGGGCGCCGCATTCATCGCATCTTCGGTCGGCGTGGTTCTTCTAATCCTATCCGCGGCGGGGGTCGGTAAATGGATATTGATCCGAGTTGGGCGGTGCATGCGAAACTAGCCTTTGCGGCGTTTTGCGGCGGGATGACTCGTTTGTTATTCCGGCCAGCCGCAACGTTCCTTAAAACCGTCTGGTTGCTATTCGGCTGCATGACCTGCGGATATTACGGAACGCCTCTTGTTATGCATTGGTGGACGTTGGACTCGAGTTATGTGGGGGCCGTCGGCGCGTCGATCGGTTTCATCGGTCTGTCCGTCGCCGAGGCCGCGCTACGTTCGGCCGATAAACTCGACCTGCGCGAATGGCTCCGGTCGCTGCTTGCTAAGAAGGAAGCCTGACTATGGCCGGCAATAGCCTCATATTCGACACGATCCGCCCGTGGCTCGACCCGCAGGGCTTCACGTCCGCCCGCATCGCCGCGCTCGACTCGGCCTTGGCGACCTTCAAAACCGGCACGCTTCCGGCAACACCGACGTCCGTCAAACTATCGGCGTTCGACCAGGCGATCGAAGCGCATTTACGTGTCGAAGAGGGCGACAAACCGCGGGCATATAGAGATCATCTGGGCTATTGGACCATCGGTATTGGCCGCCTGATCGACCCGCGCAAAGGCGGACGAATCACCGTCGAGGAACAGGCCATCTTGATCGCCAACGACCCGAGCCGTCGGGGCGGTACGATCATGGATTGGACGCTGACTCCTGCCGAACGGTCGATGCTGCTCAAAAACGACGTCAAGCGGTTCACTGATGCCATGAAAGACTGGCCGGCGTGGAAGCGCGTGCAGGGCGATATCCCCCGTATGGTTGCCATGACCGGCATGTGCTTCCAGTTGGGCGAAAAGGGCTTTGCCAAGTTCGTCAACACGCTGGCGATGATCGCCGCAGGTCGATTTGCCGAAGCGGCCAGCAATATGTTAAAATCGAAATGGGCGACCGAAGACACGCCGGAACGCGCCATTCGGGTCGCAGCAATGATGAGGAACGGACGATGAATCGTAAAATTCTTATAGCCCTCGCCGCAATGTCGTTCGGACTCGCCGCAATGTCGTTCGGACTCGCCGCGTGCGCCGGGATTAATGGCGTCCCCACGTCGCCCGGTCAGGTCGCCAACGCCACGACGCTCGACGAGAAAACCGCCATCGCCGTCGAAACGCTTTACACGGCTGCGGCCGAAGCGGGCACGCTGGCTTTCCGTGCAGGGATCGTGAAAGTCACGACCGACCCGACCGCCCTGCGCGACGACTTTTGCGCGGTCGTGAAGACCGGCTATACCGCGCCGGATCGGGGCGCTGCGGTCCGTAAGCTCGAATGTCAGTTGCGCGCCGCGCGCGATGCGACTCGAAGTGCGTACGACGCGGGCAACGCGGCCAGTTACGCGCAGGCGTCCACTCTCGCGATCGACTTGGCTGGCAAGTTGCTGGCCGCCATCAAAGGACGATAAGCCATGAACTTTACCGCCATCCTCAACGCCATCAATCTGGCAGGCGCCGCCGCCCCGGCTTTCAAAGCCCTGTTCGATACGGTCTTGCCGCTGTTCTCGGACGGCGAGCAGGAACAGCTTAAAGAGGCCTATGCGGCGGCCAAGGCTCGCAGCGATGCGGCCGAAGAACGGTTCGACGACGCGAGTCGCGGCCTGCCGGGTTAATCGAACGGGACGAAGGGCTGATCGCCGGGGAGACGAACGGGGTGGCGGGGGTGCCCGTCTTTGGTCGTGCCGAGGCAAAACAGCTTCGCGCCCCAATGCTTAGCCGACAGTTTGATCGCCTCGGCCCGTCCGAGGTGATCGCCGTTCGCGCCCCATGCCGCGAGTATCGGCGTGTCGGTCATCCCGGCAACCATAAATATTTCGCCCAGCACGGCGTTACCCTCGGGGCCATACGGATCGGCGGCGGCTTTCATATCGTCGGGCGACGTGGCGCGGTAGGCGAACAGATTAACGACTCGAATCCCGCCGAATCCTTCGCGCTTGGCGAAAGAAATGCAGCGACGGATAGTCGGGTCGTCCTTGCTCGCGTCGGCGGTCGACGGGTTTAGCATAACGATAGGTAATGTCCGCAATGAGCGGTCCCAGACGCGGAGCAGCCAATAGCGGTAATCCCCGCACGGTGAAATTTCGGCGGCTTTATACATTGTCATCCCTTTCTATAGCGGAATCCGGCCCAACCGCCCGACGCACGGATCGGCCAGCCCTCTAACTCGGACGGCATGATCGCCAGCAAGTGTTCGACTTCCTGCACGTACGGGTCGAGCCCTTCAACCGGCGGCAGACCAAGCGTCAACGGCTTGTCGATCGGTATTTCGGCCACGTTCTCGTCATAGACCGACAGCACCAGCGGATAACCGTGCGCGGCCATCAGCTTCGCGCCGAACCGCTGGATATCGACTTCCACGCCCATGACGGCGTTTTCGGTCAGTCGGCCGCCCCAAGTCCCCATGCGTGTCCAGCCGCGCGCCCCGTAATTGGGGTTCGTATTCCACGTCATGTAACTGATCGCCAGTTCGTCCGGATTGCGCGCCGAGGGCGTCAGGCGCGGTTCGTGATAGCGGAGCGGTCGGCGGTGACCGTCGCAGGGCGGCAAGAGCATTTCGAGACAATCGGCCGCCTGGTCGTAAACGAAGCCGATCCCGCGGTAATCGAAATACTCGCCGGGGTTCTGGACCGCCGCGATAAACTTGCCTTCCAGCCCGAACAGTTCGGCCCGCTCGCGGCGCCATGGCGGACCGCGCCACTGGCCACCCCACATTTCGACGATCATGGGGTTAGCCGCACGCCACGCTAGGATAATCTCCTTAATCCGCGCGTCATCATATCCCGAGTCGACGCCCTGCTGAACCTCCATTGCGCGCCACGCGCCTATCCAGCCCTGAAAGCCGTTGGCCAATTCCGCCGTTTTTCCAGCCTGCCGATCCGGATGGTGGTCCCCCGTTTCCTCGGCGTACTTTTCGTACGTTTCGACCGGCACCCCCGTGATTTTGCTGGCCGCGAGCAGATAGAGGGGTTTCTTGTCGCGGAAGGCTTCGATTTTCCACTGCTCGCCGGCCAGACAGGCGGCCACGACGGCCTGCAAGCTGCTATAGTCGGTCGATACGAGGGTCTTGCCTTCCCCGGCGACGAACAGGCCGCGCACGCACCCTTGGATCGCGGTCATCGCGTCGCCAAAAAACTGTTCGACCAGATCGAGCGACCCGAGCGACATGATCTCCAGCACGGGGGCGACCATCGGAGGTTGCCAGGCTTTCTTTAGTTCAGGCGGCTGAATCTCTCCGCACCATGGGCAGATGGGTGACGGGATCGACGGCTTGCCGCATAGGCACGTTGTGAGTTTTGGCCCGGCTTTTGGCAAGTTGAGCGGCTGGACGTCCGCGCCCGTAGGACGACCGGGCCGCGTGCCGTGATGCACGACCATATCGCGCATTCGGCTGTCGGCCGACAATCGGTTGAACAGGCCATAGGTCTTTTTGACGCTCGCCGAGCCGGTCCGTTCGCGCAGTTCCAGCACGCGGCGCGGGATGCCGGTAATGTCGGGCCGCGCGAGCAAAGCCGCCATATGCTCGGCGTCGAGACTGTCCGTACGGATGCCGAAAGCCGACAGCCAGCCCTTGAGCTTGTCCAGCTGCGTGACGTTGAAACCGGTCAGGTCGCGGCATTCCTGCCCGTACCGCTCGAGCACTTGGTTCAGGATATTGATGCACGCCTGCACGCCCTCCCGGTCCACGGCCATCCCGAGCGTATTTTGCGCCATGGTCATCTGCCAAGCCGCCAGTTCCATGTCGGACAGGGGCGGCAGACGTTCCATAGTGGCCATCTCGGTCCGCACGTCCTGATCGCAATATTCGCATAGGCGTTCGAAGTCTTCGGGGTCGTCATGCGGATAGATGCGGCGGGCGGGCTGGTCGGGCCGTTTGACGGCGCCGGTTTTCTTGTCGATCAGGCCGACAATCGGTTGCTGCGGGATGCAGAATTTTTTGATCAGCCGGTCGCCCTCTTTGTCCTTTTTTTCGGACAGGCCCAGCACGTCGCCAAGATTGGCCAGCGCGCCGGGACGCTGAGCGACCAGTGCCGTCGCCATCGAACAGCGCCATTTCGAGCGGTCCGGCACGACCCAACCGTGTTGCGGTCCGGCAATCTTTTCGACCCATGACAACTCAAAGAACGCATTGTGCGCTTCGATCGGCGCGTCCGGGTCGGACAGGTGGTTCATTAAGTCCCACGGCAACGTCTCGCCGGGCTTCCACCGACGGATGCCGCGCTGGTCGACCAGATCATAGGAGACGGTCAGAATTTCAGTCGTGGGGTGCTCGCAGTAAACCGCCGCACCGACCGCGGCGATCCCCGGCTTGGCGGCACCCTCGGGGGCGACCCATCGGCCTAGCGGGTATTTGTCGGTTGGTTGCTGCCAGACGAAACCCGACTCGGAATAGAGCTCGCCGTCGATCGTGGGTACGGGCATTTACCAGACCCGCAGTTCGCGGCCGATTCGGATCGGTAGGTAAAAAATCAGAGCGATGAGTCCGGCAGCAATTGCGATAGGCCAAAGCGCCGCCAGAAATACCGCCGGGGTTTCTTCCAAATCGTTATAGCCGCAAATGATCAACAAGATGAAAGCCCCGACCATCCATCCGAGCAAGAACCAAAGCGGGTTCACGTCGTCGGCTCCTTACAATCCGGGCAGACGTGCTTCCCGCCCGCGCAATACCAGCCGAGCCCAACGAGCCCGCGGTTCATCATCAGATCCTCGGTCGGCGGATTGTGCTTGCCGCACTTGTCGCAGCGGATCGCCACGAACTCGCCCTTGTCGTCGTACTCAACCATTGGACGCGCCGTAACCGTGGTTCCGGGGCGCTTCGTGAGCGGCGCGCAGTTCAGCCAGTTCGCGGCGTAGCACTAAGTTGGCCTTGTCGAGACTGGCCGCCCGCTGGTTTGCTGCGCCTGCCCGAGTGACCAGATCCGCAACTTTACCGGCGGTCATCACGGCTGCGAGAATGAAACCCGCGATCAGGCCGCCCGATAGGCATAGAAAATACCACATTATTAGTCTCCCCGTAAGTGGCGGGCGGTACGCGACGTACCGCCCGCGCTAGTCGTCAGGCAATATAGCCGTGCGTGCGAAGCTGATCGTCAGTCCATCCCGCCTTCGTGAAGGACTCGTAAGTCTTGCCGCCTGCTTTGGCCGTCATGGTCGGGCCGCTCGGAGGGGGCGGCGCGTCATCACCGGGCGGCGGGGGCGCGGCGTCCTCGCGATATCCGCTATACGGCTGGTCACCCGCCGCGCCCGAGGCAGTCCCCGATCCCGACGTCCCAGCTGCACCGTTCGACTGGCCAGCCGCAGGGGCACCGTTTCCCCCGCGCGCGCCGAGCGCCTGGTTCGGATCGACCGCGGTTGCCGCGACGATCAGTTCGCCTTCCTGTTCGAAGCTGACCGTATCGAAGTTCATATACATGCCCGGCGACTCGGTCGACTGGTTCGTCTCGCACGTCCCGCTGACGGTCACATAGTCCCCCAGCTTGATTTTGCGTTCGCTGTGGGGCGTCAGTTCGACCCAGCCGTTCGACCATTCGTATACCTTCGGAGCAAAGCCGTTCGACACCTTGACGACCCAGCAACCGGCCCAACCTTCCTTCAGGTTGTTCGGCTTGCCGCTTTCGTCGTACCCGTCGCCGTCCTGAATTTTGTTGGCGAATTTCGGGTTCGAACAGTCCATCGGCAAAGAGGCTTCGAACTGCAGGCCGGCGGGCCGCTGGTATTGCGGGTTGAACATGTTGGGCCATGCGGCACGGGCGGCGGCGTCGATTTTCGCCTTTTCTTCCTCGTACGAAGGGTTCCCGTCGATGACGAACCGCTTGGCCGGATCCTTCGGAATGGCGATCGCATAGAAGAACGGCGCGTCGGGCTCGCCATCCTTGCGAAATTTCAGGACGCCGGCTTTGTCCTTGCGCTGCGGGCCTGCCTTCATCGGGTCGCCCTGAACGGCGCGGCCGGTAAACGTAAAACGTGTCATATTGGTATGCTCCCTTAATGGTGGTCGGCTGGTTAGTCGGTCGGCTCGTCGATACCGAAAGCGTCGCAAAGTTCAGCGAACGCCGAGTCGGCATTGACCTGACCATACGAAAGGTCGTCACCTCTGGTCGAATTTTCAATCTCGGCGATAATCAGATTGCGAAGTGCGACCATTTGCGGGAACCGAAGCAATGGTCGGCTGATTGATCCGCAGGATCGGCGAATCCGTGTCCCAATCGACGTCGTACGTTTTCCCATCGAGCTTCGAAACGATCTGAAATAGCGGCATTTTAACGTCTCCCTGAATTGTGGAGGCCTAGCGGCGTCCGAGAATTTTAGATGCGGTCGAGTCGTCAACCCGTAAGAGCTTCCGACTCGGTTCGTTCCGTCGGGTGTAGGGGGTAATGACCGACCCGTCAACACCCTGTTTGATGCACTGCGAAGGGGTCGGCAGAGCCACGCCGGGCTGCACGTCCACGCCGAACATGGCGACGATGCTGGCCGCTTCGGCCTGTCGGTCTTTTTCCCACGCCAAACGCGGTTGGGTCCAGCCGAGCGAATGGAACGGAACGGCCTCGCCGCGTCCGAGCAACGCCAAGGCTTGCGCGTCCAGGGCGGACAGTCTGGCCTTAACGAAGTCCATCGCTTCGGCCAGTACCTTCGCCTCCACGCCGATCGACCGCGGGTCCATATGCGACGAGCCTTGTCCGCGAATGACGTCCAGTGCCGCCCCGCCCGCCCGTTGGTTCGCCGGGCAGTCCCATTGCGCCCGACAGTCCCGACAGTGCGGGCCGGTGCGGAGCATGGCGTGGGGCGCTCGTGCGGCGTGGGCGGCTATCCGCAGCGCGTCGATCAGCGGCGCAAGCTCGGCGCCCGATACGAACCATTCGCGCAGCGTACCGCCCAATTCGTCACGTTCGAAACAACGCGGCTGGGCGATCGTCAGCGTAAACGACCAATCCCGCCAGTCGTCTATTTTAGCGTCTTCAATGACGCACGCCGCATAGTCGATCAGCTGCCAGCAACGATAAGCGTCGACGAACCGATGGCCGTATTTGAAGTCCCAAATATGGACGGTCTTGCGGCTGAACTGCACGAAGTACGCGTCGGGCGTGCCGTCATTGTCGGGATGGATTATCTTGTGGCCGTGGACACGCTGTTCGATCTGATAATAGTCGCCCGGCTTGCATCCTTTGAGCGTGTCGTTCACGTCTTCGACCAGTTCGACGATAGCTTCGCGCATCTCGTCATTGATCGGCACGCCGTTCGGGGCGACCGCATCGGCCGGCACCGTCAGTTTTAGCAGCGTCTGGGCGAGCAGCCAGTGCGCGGCGTCTCCCTCGCGGCTCTCCTCGGTCGGTTCCTGCTCGGGCTGGCGGGCTTCCATGGCGACCGACCCGGCGCAACCGTCCGGTCCCCAACGATCGGCGCCGGACGGGGGTAGGATGGCGTGCTGGTTGTCAGTCATGGCGGGGCCCCTTCAACAGTCGATCGCACCGACCGCGCCACCACCATCCGAACGAATAGGATCCGACGGCAAGAGCCATGACTGACATGGTTGCGAAAATTCCGAGGGCCGTCACGGTCGGTTCCCTTCGATCAGAAAGTGCGCGCGGGTCAAAATTTCCTGCACGTAAGCCCGGTCATCATCGTTCAGAATACCGGAAAGTTCGGATAGAATTTCCTTAGCTTCAGACATCGCGTCCGTCTCGGCTTTGCGGAATACGAAGCTAGGACTCCCGCTCGCCGCTTCCAGCACTTGCAGCAACGCCCAGCCTTCGAGTCGGTCCATCGCGTCCAGATAGACGGTCAGATGCTGCAGCGACGGCCGAAAGCCCTTGCCGATCGCGTAGCGCCCGTTGACGGTCCAGTCGGTGAATGCGCGGATCGGCGACTCGTGCGTGAAGCCGTCCGGTTCGGGTTGGGCGTGGAGCGACTCCAGCCGATAGGCTACGACGTCGTCCGGGCCGCCCGCGTGGCTCCACAGTACGTCGGTCGAATCTTTAATACGAACCTGATCGCCTGCGCGAAAACGAACCGTGCATGGCGTTTGCCGGGGGATAGGGGCGTTCCGTCCGCCCGCCCAATTGGTCCAGCCGTCTTTGTCGGGCGCGGTCATTGCGGTTCCTCCGAAATAGCGACACGAAGGCGAATTATGCACCCTTCCAGGTCGTCCAGTTCGCGAAGGATCCAAGCGCGATTCGTTTCCTGCTCGTCTTTCGGCAGTTCCGGATTAACGCTATCGAGTCCCCAACGTTGGGTTTTACCAGCGGCGGCCAAAGCCTCGCCGGCTTCCTCGACGAAATGCGCGAGGGCGAACGGAAGACCGTCGCGAAGGTATTTCGGATGGACCATGCTTCAACTCCCTGTCGAAGAAAAGGAACGGGCCGACTATCAGCTGGGGGGCACTAGCCGACCCGTCCGAGTTAACCGATCATCGAAAAGAACATGTCCCATTTGTCGGCATGGTCTTTCAGATCCTTAAATGCGGCGACACCGACGACCCCGGCCATCTCGTTCAGTTCCGCATAGGTCTTGCCGTGCTTGGCGACCGCCGCGACGAACGACGCGAAGTCGGGAAAGTTGCCGTCACCAGCGACCGGCGCACTTGCCGCAGGCGCGGGTTCCGAAGGCGTTTCCGCCGTGGGGGCAGGCGGCGCCGGAACCTGCTCGTCTGCCGGCACCGTCGGGGCCAAAGGGACTTCTTCGTCCGCAGGGGGCGGCGGGGGCGCGGTGTCGGCCAGTTCGGCCATAACCTCGGCGAACAGTTCGTCCGATACGCCACGCCGTTTACGCCACGTACCGTCGGCAACGGTCGCCTTGCTCTCGCTATGAATTCGGGCATCCCACGGGGTTCCCTTCGAGTCGACTTCGCCGCCCGAGCCGCCGGTAATTTCCGCCGTCTCTTCGTCGTCCTGTTCAGCCGCCACTTCGGCAACGGCTTGCGCGACGGCGGCGCGCGCTTCGTCCGCGTCGATCTTGACGACGATATTACCAACAGTCGTGTTGTTCGGCAGTCGGCCGCCGAGCGATGCGAGCAGCGCGATCAGTGCCGTCAGTTCGTCCGTGGACGACTCGGCCGTATTGAGCGTGATTTGCATAATTAAAAGCCTCTCTGGATTGGGTTGACGACCTGCTACCTAACGGCTAGTGACGGGTTGGTCAATACCGTAAATTACCGACAGGGAGCAAGCCGTGCCGATTAAGAGAACCTTTAGACACGATTGGGCGCCCGGTTCCCGCCGTCGCGAGTATGACGGATATGCGATCAGCCCCGACAGCCCCTTTACGGTCTTCAAAGACCAGTCGGACGGGCGGTGGACGGTCGGTCACGAGCGGTCGGGGCTCGCTATCAATATGCTGATCCCGCCGAAGCTCATGCGGTCAAAATTGCGGCTCCTTATGTGGCTGGAAGACATGGCGCGCGACATGCCGCTCGAGGTCGCCATGCTCGGTCTGGTCGAGTCGTCGGCCATGCTGTTCGGCGACGAGTTCCACGAATACGCGCAGTCATTGCTGGACTGGTCGGGGCGGTACGAGTGCATATGATCGAGCGGGACGCAAGCGGCGTAGCGCATATTGTCGCCCTGTCCGGCGGCCACGACTCGACAATTATGTCGTTCTTGCTGAAGGAACGCGAACCCCGCCCGTATAATTATGTTTGCACTCCGACCGGCGACGAGTTGCCCGAAATGTTCGGTTTCTGGAAGTGGCTCGGCTCGGACGAAGGGCTTGGTCGTCGATTGATTCCAATAATGAACGGAACGTTGGCGTCGGTGATTGCCGATAATAAAACGCTCCCGAATTTCCGGCGACGGTTCTGCACGCGGATCCTGAAAATCGAGCCGTACCGTAAATTTCTAATTGCTACGGCGGCCGAAGGTCCGGTCGTTTCGTATGTCGGATTATGGCACGACGAGCCGGGGCGTGCTGGCGGCGCGTATGCGGATATCGAAGGCGTCGAAATGCGCTTCCCGCTGCGCGATTGGGAAATGGGCGAAACTGAAGTCCAGGCCGGTCTAGCCGAACGCGGCATTAAATGCCCAAACCGTACCGACTGCGCGCGCTGCTACCATCAGCGAATCGGCGAATGGTGGGAATTATGGTGGCATCATCGCGACCTTTGGGACTCGGCGGTCGCTGACGAACAAAAATATGGGGAGACTTATCGAACGCCGGGTCGCGATAGCTGGCCCGCCGCGCTGATCGACCTGCAAACCCTGTTCGAACAAGGGACGTGGCCCGACATATCGCTTCAACGGATGGTCCGCGAGCGCCAGCAAAGCGGCTCTTGTAGGGTTTGTTCGCTATGAGCCGCGGGGAGTTTTTTTGCCAAATTGGCCGAACTGGAAAATTTCGCGGAACAGCGGGCCGACACGTACCCGGAATATTCTGCCGAACGGGGGACGTGGAGTCGCGTTGCGCAATGCCTAGACCAAGCGCGCCGGGAGTTTCCCGAATGATCCTGCGGCCATATCAGTCCGACATTACCAGCGAAGTCCGCCTATGGTGGGAACTCGGCCATAAAGTCGTCTGCGTCCAGCTGTCGACCGGCGGCGGCAAGACTCCGATCCTGTCCGATCTGATCAACAATCACGGGGGGTTCGTTTGTGCCATTGCGCATCGTGATCGACTCGTAGAGCAGATTAGTTTGACGCTCGCCAAGGCCGGAATACGCCACGATCTAATCTGTTCGGACCGGTCGAAGAAGCTGATCGCCAAAAAGCACGTCCGCAAGCTCGGGCAATGCTTTTACGTGCCGGGCGCCCGCTGCCGGGTCGCATCGATCGACACGCTTGTCCGCGCCAAGGGGATCGACAAGTGGGCCGCGCAGGTCACGCTGTGGGTTGTCGACGAGGCGCACCATCTGCTCCGCGCGAACAAATGGGGCCGCGGGCTCGAGCATTTTACCCATCCCCAATGCCACGGCCTGATGCTGACCGCCACGCCTGGACGGCCCGATCGGAAGGGACTCGGCAGGCACCGCAAGGGCTGCAACGGCGGGCCGTGCGAGGGGTGCGGCGATGGGCTGGCCGACGCGCTGGTTATCGGTCCGCCGATGCGCTGGCTGATCGACGAAGGGTATCTGTGCGACTATGACGTGGTTTGCCCGCCGACCGATCTTGTGGCGGCCGAAGCGCCGCGCGGGTCCGATGGCGACCTGACGCGCGATCAGGTCCGCGAGGCCGAACGCGCCAGCCATATCGTCGGCGACATTCCGTCCCACTATCTCGAATGGGCGAAGGGTCTGTCGGGCGTTACGTTCGTCGGGTCGATCGAGACGGCAACCGACGTCGTGCGGTCGTTCAGAGAACGCGGCGTACCAGCGGAACTGATAACCGGCGATACTGACCCGACCGTTCGTGACCATATTTTCGAGAAGGCCGAAAGCGGCGAGATCCTGCAAATTGTGGCGGTCGACGTGATCAGCGAGGGCGTGGATATCCCAGCCCTGCAGGTCGGTTCGTTCGGGCGGTTGACCTGCTCGCATATCGTCTGGCTGCAGCAGTTGGGCCGCCTGCTCCGTCCGATCTATGCGCCGGGGTTCGATCTGGCGACTCGCATGGGCCGACTGGCCGCTATCGCCGCGTCAAAGAAACCGAAGGCGCTGTTGATCGACCATATCGGCGGGTTCTGCAATCCATCGCTCGGACCGCCCGACAAGCCGCGGGTCTGGTCGCTCGAGCCGGGCGAGTCGCGCCAGGCGGCGGCCGATCCGGACGACATACCGAACCGCGTTTGCCTCAATCCCGACCCGCTACCGTCAGGCCGGCGGTGCTTCGCGCCTTATCCGCGCACGATGCGTAAATGTCCGAAATGCGGCTGGCACCCCGAACCGGCCAGTCGGGCCGCTCCTGAACATGTTGACGGCGATCTGCAACTGATGGACCCCGACGCGCTGGCAATCCTGCAGGGGCGGGTCATTCCGACGGATATGGACCGGACGACGCATGACGCGCAGCAACTGGCCAAGGGCGCGCGGCCGGAATGGCTCGGGCGGCACTGGCGGAATTATGAGGCGACCAGTACGGCGCAATTGGCGCTGCGGGACGCGATGGACCGATGGGCTGGCCGACTACACGCTGAGGGGCGGGCGGACTATGAGATTCAACGCGCATTCTATCTGGGGTACGGGGTGGACGTCGTGTCCGCGCAGTCGCTCGGGGCGGCGGACGCTACGGCCCTCAAATTGCGTATTGACGGTTCGGTCAATGGCCGCTAGGGCTGATCGTATTTAGGGAGACTTAAAGATGAGTCGAGAATTTATGGTCCTGATCGTTCCCGAGCCTTCGGAAGATGCGATCGATTTGGACGACTCGCCGGCCCGCATTTTCATGCGATTTACCGAACCGCCCAGCGACGACTTTCTGGGTCGACTGGCCGACGGAAATCCGGGTCACCGCGTTTACTGCCTGATGGGCGCGTCCTCTTGGTATTCGGGGCGGACATGACCATATTTAAAGGAGACGAAAAATGACCAACAGAGCTTTTCATAACGACACGTCGCTGGCTGTAACTGTCCGTACGCAGGTAGCCGACCACACGGTAGCCGACGAGATTATCCAAGGGAAATATTGGGAGAAAGGCAAAGGCTGCTTTATCGGCTGTATTGCCCATGGTTCGGACCCGTCGATCGTCGAGCAACTGACGGGCTTTCCGCTTATGCTGACGAAACTGGCGGAAGGTATTTTCGAAAGCCTGCCGAACGAAGTGGCCAAAGGTTTCCCGCAGCGAATTATCGAAGCGCCTCGCATCGGCGCGGACTTGTCGCTCGTGTCGTGGAAATTTCTGCATTGGCTGATTGACGACGTTCTGACGGAACATGCGGACGACAAGACTCGCGCGGCCTGCTCGCCGGCTCTTGAAATCGTTGCGGCAAAATCACGTGGTGAAGAAGTTTCTTCCGATGCCGCCGCCCGCGCCGCCGATGCCGCCGATGCCGCCGCCTATGCCGCCGCCTATGCCGCCGATGCCGCCGCCCGTGCCGCCCGTGCCGCCCGTGCCGCCGC